TACGCATTGATTCAAGTGGTATGCCTTTACCTGGCTTTCTTCCATTCTGCACATAGTCCCCCGTTTTGTTCATGGTGATGCCCAATGTCATTCCGTTTGGATTGGGTTGAATAGAGTTCACCAATTGGCCTGATGCCACATAGTTTCCACGGAATGTCTTTTTGGTAACTGAAATCGGTGTCCAACCTTCACCAACCTTTTTCCATTTGGCACGGATTGATGTGCGTGGTCTTTTTACCTCCAACATCATACGGGCGGACACTGCCCATTTATTGGAATACTCCGCAACAACGGCTTCGCTATTCTTAAACGCAATCGCCATCAGTCACCCATGGGTTAATCAGTTCAATTCCAACTGTGATTTGATAGCCACCTAATACCGTGTCCATTGTTTCCACAAATGGTTGAAAAGTAATTGGGCGAATGTATTGCACTTGGTTGTAGTAATTCTGTTCAGTACGCCACAAACCCTTTGAAAAACGCACATATAAATCTTGAAGGATGTGTCCGTAGTTTTGATTCTCCGTGTATCCATATTCCGAATACTCGGTTATCAAGTTTTCTTGTTCGTTTTCCGTTTTCAGAAAGTTCACACGATCCGCCACCATTACATTCATTTGAATGGTTGCCACTTGGTCTGTTAATGCTACTGATTGAATCGAACAGTGCATCAATGGGAATACCAAAAACGCCTTGAAATCAAGTTCGGTCAATGTACCATGGGAATAGTTCCAACCTTCTTCGGTTGCAATATCCTTCATCAACTCAAATGCCGTGCCTATGTGATTATTGTTCATTTTTTTCTAATTGCTTTTTGTTCCATCTTCGCAATGTCACTTTCGTAAGCGGTCCACATGAGAGCGGTTTGAATGGGCTTTGTATACACTGAATCCAAGTTGAGGAAATTTCGGTTAGCAAGTCGGTAGACCATTCCAAACCATCCCCATTTTTTGGTAAGGCGTATTTCATCGCCACTTCCCCCCTCCTCACCATCCGCAAATACTTCTGGAAAGAATTCAATAAGTCGATTCCTAAACTCCAAAAAAAAAGCATCGCACCAAATGCAGTGTTCGCGTCTATCTCCTTAAATGCCGTGTTTAGGTCGGCATTGTAAGCCATTATTTCATACCTTCCATTCTGTCCTTTTTTGGTAATGGGGCGATACAAAACCGACAACACTTTCCAAAGGTCGTTGGGTTCTTTGCAGTAATTTTCGATGTCAATGAATTCACCCGTTGTGAGTTCGTCAAAGTTTGGGATAAATCCGTATTCAATGCCTTTGTACTCGAACCTGGGTGTGAATGTTGGTTTAGATTCCAACATGGTTGTGATTTTTTCCACACAGTATTTCAGTGTATCAAATGGCATATTCTTAACCTCCGACATGGTCAAGTCACAAAAGATTGCCACCGCTTCCAACTGCCTTGATACATCATCCATTTCGGGTTTTAACCCGTTGTATGTTATCATTTGATGCAACTTTACATCACGCAGTTCGGTAGGTACAATTATCTTTTTGTTTTCAATCATATATCAATAAAACGAAGAAATTCCCGAATGTTTACGGGAATCTTTCGTGAAGGATGGTGTGAACCCTTGCATGGTATCTTTGGACTTCTTTGTCCGTCTGTAAAATATCCCCAAATTCACGCACTGATGAAATGATGGTGGAGTGATCCCGCCCACAGATTAGCCCTATTTCTTCAAAGGTCATTTCCAACCGCTTTCTGCAAATGTGGTTGAACATATGACGGGCATACAAAGGCCTTCGTTTTCTTGACCTTGTTATCACTGTGTCGGGTGTAAGGTCGTAAACCTCACAGATTGCCCGTAACACTTCACGCCATGGGGTGGGTTCTAAATTGATGTCGGTTTTGGGTTGGACAATTTCACGCTTTAACGCACGAACCAAATTATCATAGTCCGATTTCTGTTCAATCATCTGCAACCGCATCCGCCTGATTTCTTGTTTAAGGTTATGCACCTCTTGGTATTGTGTTGTCATTTGTAGTTTATTTTACATAAAAAGCACCGATAATTCCCTTTGGATTTGTTGAATGTCACTTTTGCCAGTCGGTTACATTTGGGGCATCTCGGATGGTCAATAATGACAATTGAATCATACACCGATTGCCAATAGTTATGACCTTGTGGGCTTGCATCCCATTTGAACGCATCCAATAACATGTCTTGGATGGTGTTGTACTTTTGTACCTTTTTGTCATCATCAACCAGTTTGATGAATTCCTCATACATTGGCAATGCCTTTGCCTTTGTTCTTAATTCGTTTGAATACCGATAATCTTTAATTTCCATTTGTCAAAATAATTTTAATTGTGTTTTTGTCCTCATTGAATCAATGTTCAACAATATATCTTCATAACCTCCAATTGATTGCCCATTGTATTTATGGCAATATGATTGGCGTTCCAATCTATTCGGATAATACTTTTCATTTCTATCCATTCTCTTTTTACCATTGTGAGTTGTTGCAACCCATTGATCCGATTTGTTGAAATACTCCCCCAATGCTGGATTCACTGTTTTAATGTACAAATCACATTTTTGATTTTTGTATATACCACCAATAAAATTGCAAACTTTTGAACCAATGCCAATGCCTTGATAATCAGGCAACACCACAACCCTTGATATTGCCTTGCCGTTTGGGTTGTTGTTTCTTGGTGTTGAAATTACTGCCACCATGGCGATGGGTTTTTCATTCCATTCAAACAATAAAAATGTACAACTTTGGTTCACACTTGCCGTCATATAATGATGGGCTTTGAAGATATCCCAAGTTTTCGATGTAACTCTACTAACCGATAATTGAATTTTTGGTCTGCCTTGCCGAAGATAGTCGCACTCTTCGAGTACGCCCCCTTTTGTTGGGTTACAAATCCAATTTGGCATTAACCATTCCAAAATATCGTAATGGCATGATGCAACTATAATTTTAATCCCATGCAACCGAACATATTTTTGCAACGCATAACTCATTGATTTTGCCACATCTCTATCCACAACCGATGTGAATTCATCAATTAAAATAACTTCGCCTTGTTTTGCAGATGCCACAACATAAGCCATCGTTGCACGGTATTGTTCACCATTTGACAATGTGTTAAATGGCCTTAACCAACACGGAACTGATGACAAACCCATTGATGTGAGTAACATTGTTGCATCTTTCGGTGTCAACCAATTAAAATTACTTATCAATGCTTTTGAATTGTCAAATGACGATTCTTTAATTTCACCAAATGTTTTTAATATGCTCGTTTTCCCACTTCCACTTCCCCCAACGATTGCACCAATGTGCCAATCCATTGTGTTCAAACGCTTAAAATTAAAAGGTATAGTAACCCCAGATTTTGCGCGATCCACAATATCAAATGATTCGCACACATAGTTCGTGTATTCATCTTCAACAATTAAGGATTCCAATTTAATATGCTTCATTGTTATTTGTCTTTGCAAATATACGAAACCCACACGAAATAAACAATGGGGGCGGTTAGGCCCCCGTTCTTTTTATTTTAACATTTTTGCTATGTATCTCAAATGGTATTCTTGAATGTTGTAACCACCCGCACCAATGCAACAAGTGTAAAAGAAACGACCATCTTGCAATTTGGCGTTAACTTCAAAACCTTTCCCGCCAATGTGTGTGGTTATTGTTTCGGCCATGTCATCGGTAGTCAAAAACTTTGTCAATGCGCTTTCCAACTTTGCTACGCTAACTGCTTTTACTGATTCAATATGACTTGCAAATGTTTTTTCGTAGCGATTAACCAAACCATAAACAAAATCTTGCAATCTCATACGGCGACCATGTGTCATAGAGTAAGCGTATTTGTTGTACCAATCGTGACCTTTTGCATTTTCTACATTTGCCAATTCTTCGTTACATCCGTTCATGATTAAGATTGTGCGATACACGGCGTAATCTTGAATCTCGGTAGGGAATTTGGTTCTGAAATCGTTGTAAACACTCAAAATGTTGGCGATTCTTTCGGTTTCTTTTTGAACAAGGATTTCGATTTGTCCTTTGTAAGATTCTCTGATTGTTTCGATTGCGTTTCTCATATTTGTCATATTGTTTAACAAATATACACCTATTATTTGTAATTCCAAATATAAAATGAAAAATAATTAAAAAAATTATCGGATGTCGTATTGGCCGTAGTTCCCACGAACTCCCAATGCCATCATCTCATGGTAGCGAAGTGCGTCACAGATATGTTCTGTACCCGTTGGAATGTTGGTTGTACGCCCTTGGGCATCGGTATCCCAACAATAGTTGCGTAGTTCTTTAATTAGATTTGTGGATGTGGATGTCACCAAATACGATTGTGATTGCATGATTTGGATTCCGTAGTTGATGGAATCCTTTCCCTTGGTCACGCCCTTGATTCTGATGCCGTATCGGCGTATCTCATCAATTGATTTTGGTTCTGCGCTATCCGCATACACTGGCACATAGTTGGGCAATGCCTTTGCAATATCCGAATTAAGCATTCCCGTGCGATATGCGACCTCATCAACGATTCGTTGACCATTGTACTCATATACGGCAACGATGGCCGTAGGGTCGTTTGTATAACCAAAATCGACACCACAACCAAGCAATCTTGCATCCTCGGGAATCTTGTCAATGGTTTGCCAATTGGAAAAGATAACCCCTTGAAGGTTTCCAATCTCACCAAGTCCATATACTCGCCACCAATTGGCCCAATAATTAGATGTGGTTGCCCTATCCCTTGCCTTTTCAATTTCCGCCACAATGGATTTATCCAACGCTTCGTTGTCTTTGTATGTTAGTACAATCATTTCCGCATCAGGGTCGTTCATCAATTCGCTATCTACCCAAAACTCCGCCACTGGGTTGTAATCCAAATAGATGAATTTACGGGTACGAATTGATAATTGGTAGTATGATTCCCAATCTATGTTGTTGCACTCGTTTACAAATAGAACATCACGCCTTGCACCCCTTAATTTTTGTGGTTGGTCTGCACTAAAAAATTCAATGTAACTTTCGTTGCTAAACTTATAAGTCCATGATGATTTGTTCCACTTCAACGGATCAAACATCCCTATCATTTCCATAATTTTAAGGAAGTCGCGAATAGCACCCCTTCGCAAATGCGGGATGGTTTCAGACACAACGCTTATTTCGCACTTAGGATTTTTGACTGCGTAATCAATTAGCAACGGAATGATTGAAAAGGTTTTTGAACTGGATGTTCCGCCCCTAACAATTCTAACCCGTTTGCGTAATTGGCTAATCTTGACCTGGGCCGTCGTTTTCTGCAACATCTATATTGATACCATTGAAAATCGGTTTTTCTTTTTCCTCCAATACATTGTGGCTCATAGAAAGTTTGCGGAGTTCTTCTTCGCTACTTATCAATTTCATTAAGGCCAATTGCAAAGTGGGTTGTTCACTCATGTACCATTTAGAACGCATAGATACTTTGATGTTGGTTTTGACTTCCAACAACGCTTCTTTTATACTTTCCGATTTTTCCAATTGAAGGTGGTAAAAAGTGCTGCTAGTGCATGGCAAGTATGCAATTACATCTTGGATAAAAAACAACTTGTTTTTCTTGATGGCTTCCAATGCCGTTTGTTCTAATTCGTTTCTATCGTATGCCATTATTCGTTGGGTGTTATTGGGATGGGCATCCAGTAAATTACTTCCAACCTTTCATCGGTGTGGTAGCAATGCCATTGCTCATCAAAGTAAGTTGCCACAAAAGGAATGCCCCGTTCGGTGTGTACCAATACGGGGGTGTTTTCCTCGGGTAAAGTTCGTTCAATCTTCCGCCATGCTTTCATCGTAACATTAATGCTTCTTTGTAATTGTCGTAAAATGTTTCTTCTCCGTTGTTAAAATTGGTTACAAGGAATTCAACTTTCTGCCCCATGTTTGAGCAAATTGAAATACCATTTTCAAGGGCAATGTAAACATAACCAGAATTGTGGTTAAATCCAACTTCCATAATGTCTTCCCTTGAACATTCGTCGGCATAAGCCAAGAAAACTTTTGATAATCCTTTTGCTTCGCAGTAGGCAATTGATTCGCTAATTCCGTTGATTGTGATATTGTTTGTCATATTCATAATGCGAAGATGGTGTTTTATATTTGAAATACCAAATTATTTGTAAAATTTATTTTAATCCAACAAATGCTTTCAACGGATAAAATACCAAACTATTCCTATAACCTCCT